GTGAGTTCCTTCCATGGCTTGCCGTTCCTGCGGGGCGGGAGTGAGGGCATGACCGCCACCGGTTCGAGGGCATGCCCGAACGCTGCCGCCCCACGCGCCGCGATGGCGGCGTGACAGGCACGGGTGGGGCAGCGACCTCGCCCCCGGCGTGGCCGTACTGACGGCGGGTGTCGATGTGCAAAGCGACCGGATCGAGGTGCAAATAGTCGGCTGGGGCCGGGACGAAGAAGCATGGGTGATCGACTACCGCGTGCTCTGGGGCGATCCCTCCGGCCCGCGCCTCTGGTCCGATCTCGATGGCGTGCTGAACGGCACCTGGGGCGATCTGCCGGTGCGCGCAGTCGCCGTAGATACCGGCGGCCACCACACCAAGATGGCATACGAGTTCTGCCGCACCCGACTCGCCCGTCGCGTCTGGGCGATCAAGGGCCGCGGCGGCCCAGGCTTGCCCGTGTGGCCCCGCCGCCCGACCCGCACCAACAAGGGCAAGATCCCGTTGTTCATCGTCGGCGTCGATGCGGTGAAGGACGCAGTCTACGCCCGGCTGAAACTCACCGAACCCGGCCCCGGCGCCATCCACTTCCCCCGCCGCCTCGACGCAGACTACTTCCGACAGTTGACGGCCGAACGCGTCGTCACCCGCTTTGATCGCGGTCGCCCGATCCGCTCTTGGCAACCCAAGCGCGACGGCGAACGCAACGAGGCCCTCGACACCTTCGTCTACGCCCACGCCGCTCTGCATGGGCTGATCAGCATGGGAATGTGCTTGAACGAGGAGGTTCAAGCGTTTGCAGGACGTGGCCTCGCTCTTCGTCCGCGAAGTCCCGAGGTCATCCGGTCCTCGTGGATGAAATGACCGATTGAAAATTCGGACTCTTATGGTCACTGTGACCCGAAGTCAGGGGGTCAGCATGAAAACCATGTCTGCCAGGGACGCCAAGCATCAGTTTGGCCTGCTGATCGACACCGCGCGGGCCGAACCCGTGGTGGTCGAAAAGCACGGGCGACCGGTCGTCGTGGTGGTCGCCATCGAGGAATTCGAACGGCTGAAGGCGCTGGAAACCGCTGACCGCCTGCAGACAAGACCTGTTCGTGAAGGAGAGTGACCATGGCTGCAACCAAGAAGCCGAAAACGGCCCCGACAACGCCATGGCCTGCCACGCCAGAGACCCTTCACACGGACGGCGACTGGATCTGGATTCCGCTCAAGAGCGAGTGGCGGGACAGCACCGGCAAGCCAGAGGAACTGGTGCGCCAGAAGTTCGTGCGGCACTTGTGCGAGAACTATGGCTATTCGCTCGACCAGATGCGGCAGGAACAGCGCATGATTTCGGGCAGCCGCAGCGCCCGTGCCGACATCGTCATCTGGGAAACCGCCGCGAAGGCGAACGCCGGACCCGGCGTCTCGCCGGTGCTGGTCATCGAATGCAAGGCCGAAAGCGTCGAGATCAACATTCGCGACTACTATCAGGGCGAAAGCTACACCCGCTCTGCGGCCTGCGAGTTCTTCATCACGACCAACAACCGCTTCACGGCCATCTTCAAGTTGGTCCCGGGTGCGCCCGGGGACTTCGTTCAGATCAACGAAATCCCCAAGGCGTCCGACTGGGGCGACGCCAAGCGGCTGGAGGAAATTCGCAGCAAGCTGCGCGTCTTCAACCGCAAGGAATTCCAGGACCTCCTGTTCAAGTGCCATTCGATCCTGCGCGATGTCCACAAGATGGACCCCGGCCGCGCCTTTGACACCATCTCGAAGATCCTGTTCGTGAAGATGTATGTCGAGCGGTCGGGCCTGCATGGCACCTTCACCGTCGATTTCCTCGACCGCCGCGCATCGACCCGCCTGCCCACCGACCCTGAAGTGCATGACGGCCTGTTCGAACAGACCAAGGCCTATTACAAGGCCGATGACCTGTTTACGGCGGCTGACCGGCTGGAAATCTCCGAGGCCACCTTTCGCCGCCTCGTCAAGGAACTGGAGCGGTTCGACCTCTCCAAGACCAGCGACGACATCAAGGGCCTCGCCTTCGAGAAGTTCCTCGGCAACACTTTCAGGGGCGAACTGGGTCAGTTCTTCACGCCCCGCCCCGTCGTCGATTTCATGGTCAGCCTGCTCGACCCGCAAGAAGGCGAACTGATCTGCGACCCGGCCTCGGGATCGGGCGGCTTCCTCATCCGCGCCTTCGAGCATGTTCGCGGCCTCGTCGCCGCCGACATCCAGACGGAAAAGGACAAGGCGCAGGCCGAGATCGAGGCGAAGAAGCTGCCCATCGAAGAGGAAGAACGCCTGATCGACGAGGCCTTCGCGCGGCTGAACCGCGAACTGCTACCGTCGGACGACAACAACAAGCCAATCGACACTCGCGTCGGCCGGCTGGCGTGGAACTGCGTCTTCGGTTGCGACGCCGAACCCCGCGCCGCGCGCACCGCCAAGATGAATATGATCATGCACGGCGATGGCCACGGCGGGATCCACTACCACGACGGCCTCGTCGACATTAACGGCATCTTCCCCGGCCGCTTCGACATCATCATCACCAACCCGCCCTTCGGGTCGAACGTGGGCGACGACCAGAAGGTTGGCGGCAGCGAGGAAACCCGCGTGCCGACCGACGACGCCTATGTGAACCGCTGCGAAAGCCGCTATGGCGAACCGTGGCGCGAAAGCCATGCCGCGATCCAGAAGGCGATGGGGTCCAAGATCCTTGACCTTTACGAGATCGGGAAGGGCAAGAAAAACCGCGCGACCGAGATCGTCTTTGTCGAACGCTGCCTGAAGCTCTTGAAACCGGGCGGGCGCATGGGCATCGTCCTGCCCGACGGCAACCTCAACAACCCGTCGCTGACCTGGTTGCGCCGCTGGTGCGAGGGCAAGGCGCGTATCCTCGCCGTGGTCAGCCTGCCCGAAGAAACCTTCATTTCCGCCAAGGCCACCGTCAAGGCGTCGCTCGTCTTCGTGCGGCGCTTCACCGAGGCCGACGAGACGGCGTGGGAAGCCGCGTGGGCGACTGCACACGCCACCCATGACACCGCCTTCAATGCGAAGCGCGACGCCATCTGCGCCGACATCGGCCGCAAGGTCATCACCGCCGAGGATGACAAGATCGAAGGCATCCTGGCCGACCTGTCCAAGCTGGGCATCGAGCGCGTCACACCGGAGTGGAAAGCCGGGCCGGAACCGGACTACCCACGCGGCATCGGTCCCACCAAGGTGGGCAAGCCGACATGGAAGGGCACGGCCAAGGACGCGAAGAAGGCGACCCAGCTGAAGCGCGACTATGGTGCAGCCTTTGATACCGCCCGGCAGAAACAGTCGGACGCCCTCTGGCGTGACCTGACCGACGGGCTGCGGGCCATCGACGCCGCCCATGATGCCGCCCTCTGGGCCACCGTGCGCGAGGTGTTCGACTATCCGGTCTTCGTGGCCGCGCCCAAGACGGTCGGCATCACCTCGACCGGCGACACCGGCGAGACTGTGCCGAACGAACTGCCCGCCTTGCTGGAGGCTTACCGCGCCTTCGAGACATGGGTGGAGGCCGGGGGCGACCCCGCGCGGATCCCGGGTTTTCTCCTGCCCTCCGCTGCCTGATCCGTCAGTGGAGGGCTCTCGAGCCCTGGATCGCCGCCGATGAAGTTGCACATCAACTGTCGCACTTCCCGCCCACCCCGCTCCGCGAACTGATGACGCAGCGGCGCGAGGTGGTGACCCTGACCGGCACCTTCGAGGACTGGACACCGATCACCGTCCACCTGAACGGCGAGATTTCTGCACGCGACCGCACCGCGCCCTTCAAGGGCACCATGTTTGCCGCCTATCCGGGCGACATCGTGTTTTCCAAGATTGATGCGCGCAGCGGCGCCATCGGCATGCTGCCGCCCGAGATCAGCAAGGCCGTTGTTACCCCCGAGTTTCCAGTGTTCACCGCCGACCCCACGCGCCTCGACAGCGCCTTCGTCAAGCTCGTTTTGCGCACAGGCGGCTTCATCGCGGCGCTGCGGCGCAAGGCCAGCGGCACCAGCGGACGCAAGCGGATCACCCCCGAGGCGTTCCAGGACCTGCGCATTCCCCTCCCGCCCCTACCCGAGCAGCAGGCCATCGTCGCGGCCTGGCGCGCGGCGCTGGATCATGCGGCGGCGCTGGAAAAGGAAGCGGCCGAGACCGAGGCCAAGGCCGCAGCCGCCTTCGAATCCGCCCTCGGCTTCGCCCCGCCCACCCCCCTCCCCGACCGCCCGGTGTTCGTGGCGAACTTCAAGGACCTTGATCGATGGGGCCACGAACCCGCGTTGCGGCGGACATTGAGCGGGCCGCCACAAACTTCGCCATACGCGCAAAGGCAACTGGGCGACCTGATCGACGACATCGTTGTGGGTTGGAGCCCGAAATGCCTCGAACGCGCCAAAGATGGTGAGGAATGGGGTGTCCTCAAGCTGAGCGCCGTGACGAGCGGAAGATTCAAGCCGGAGGAAAACAAGGCACTTCGTCCGGGAGTGACGCCAAGACCGGAACTTGAAGTGAAACAAGGCGATGTTCTCATTACTCGGGGTAGCGGAGTGACACGCCTCGTGGGTGCCGCCGTGCTGGTTGAGGGCGAACCACTGCCGAAACTGATGATTTGCGACCTGATCTTTCGGGTTATTTTCGGTGAGTACGCCGAGATTGATCCTGCATTCCTGGCCTTTCTTCTTGGGACAAGCGAACTCCGCAATCAGATTGAGGATCAACGCACGGGCGCTGCACCCATGATGCAAAAGACCACCAAGACCGTCCTTATGGGCTTGACCTTCCCGCTGCCGCCCCTCCCCGAGCAAAAGAAGATGGTTCAGGCCCTGACCGACGCCCGCGCCTCCGGGGTGCAAAAGCGCGAGGACGCCGAGAAGGCCCGCGCGAAGGCAAGGTCCGACTTCGAAACCGCCGTCTATGCCGCCGAGGGGGTGGACGGCGCCGCACCCAAGATCGCCGTCGCCTCATGACCTACAGCGACTATGTGATCTACGTCGACGAAAGCGGCGACCACGCGCTGACCGCCATCGACCGGGACTATCCCGTATTCGTGCTGGATTTCTGCATCTTCCGGAAAGACAACTACGCCAATGTCGTCGCCCCGCAGGTGCAGGCGTTCAAGTTCGCCCATTTCGGCCACGACATCGTCGTCCTGCACGAGCACGAGATCCGCAAGCAGAAGCCGCCATTCGTGTTCCTGAAAAGCCGCGACAAGCGCGATGCCTTCATGGACGGTCTGAACCGGCTGATCGAGCAGGCGGATTTCACCATCGTGGCCGCCGCGATCCACAAGGAGCGGCTGACCCAGCGATACGCCGCGCCGGGCAATCCCTACGAGATGGCGCTGACGTTCTGCATGGAGCGCGCCCACGCCTTCCTGCGTGATCGCGGTCAACACATGCTGACCACGCACATCGTCGGGGAGCGTCGCGGCAAGCGCGAGGATGACGAATTGGAACTTGCCTTCCGCCGCATCCGCGACGGCGCGAATTACGTGGGCGAGATGCCGGGCTTCGAGATTATCTTCGCCGACAAGAAAACCAACTCGGCCGGGTTGCAGCTTGCGGACCTGACGGCGCGCCCCATCGGGCGGCACGTTCTCGACCCCGCGCAACCGAATCGCGCTTGGGATATCATCGAACCGAAGCTGCGGCGCAGCCCGGCCGGTGTGGTGAGAGGATGGGGACTGAAGGTATTCCCCTGAAAAGCAAAAGGCCCCAGGAGACCCCAGAGCCAATCGCCGACCGGGAACAACCCCCAGTCCTGCGAGGCCTATATGGCATGTGCCGAGGGCCAGGTCAAGGATCGCGGTCGGCTGCCCTCCCGGCGCGCGCAGTGCTGTGCCGGTTTTTACAAAACATTACCAATAGCTTAACCAGTCCGCTCGCACGAGAATCGTGCCCATGCGGACGCTCCTCTATCGCCTTTTCGGTCGCCCCGGCACCCGCGCGTTCGACGCTGCGGGTGGTGGTAGGCGTTGGGAAGGGGCGCGGACGGTCGATGGGCTGAACACGGCGATTCTGGCAGGTGCGACTACGGCGGCGCGACGGGCCGGGTGGTATGCGCGGAACAACCCATGGGTTGCGGCGGCGGTGGACAGCCTGGTGGGCAATGTCGTCGGCGCGGGGATCAAGCCGCAGTCCACCCATCCCGACCGGGCGGTGCGCGAGCGGCTGCAGGCGCTCTGGCTGCGCTGGACCGATCATGCTGCGCCTGACGGGCTGGCGTATTTCTACGGGCTACAGGCGATGGCCGTGCGCGCGATGTTCGAGAGCGGCGAGAGCTTCGCGAGGCTGCGTGTCGCCAGCGACGCCGCCACCATTCCCCTCCACCTCGAGCTTCTGGATCGCGAGCAGGTTCCCATGGACCTGCACCGCGAGATCGGCGGCGGGGCGCGGATCCGCGCGGGCATCGAGTTCGATGCCGCCGGTCGCCGGGTCGCCTATCTGGTCTTGTCCTCCCGCCCGGGCGATCCTCTCGGGTCTCTCCGCATGGACCCGCTCCGCGTCCCCGCCGCCGATTGCCTGCATCTGTTCAAGCCGCTCGCCGCTGGCCAGTTGCGCGGGATCACCTGGCTCGCTCCGGTCCTGCTGCGGCTGCATGAGTTGGACCAATTCGAGGATGCGGCGCTGGTGAAGGCCAAGGTGGCGGCTTTGTTCACCGGTTTCATCACCGATCCAGATGGCACGGCGGGCGGGCTGTCGGGCAGCAATACCAATGGTGCGCTGACCGTGGGTATGGAGCCCGGGAGCCTGATCCCCCTGCCCCCTGGCACTGATATCCGCTTTTCAAATCCAACCGAACACGACGCCTATGCCCCCTTCGTCAAGAGCCACCTCCGCGCCGTGGCCGCTGGCATGGGCCTGCCCTACGAACTGGTCTCGGGCGACCTGGAGGGCGTGACCTATTCCTCGATCCGCGCCGGGCTGATCGAGTTTCGCCGCCGCGTCGAGCAGTTGCAGCACAACGTGGTCGTGCATCTGTTCTGCCGTCCAGTCTGGGAACGCTTCGTGCGGCTGGCGGTCCTGTCGGGCGATCTCCCTGCGCGCAATTTCGACCGCGATCCGGCCGCCTATCTCGGCTGCGAATGGCTCCCGCCCAAGTTCGACTACGTCGATCCCAAGAAGGACGTCGAGGCCGAGATCCTCGCGATCAACGCTGGTCTCAAAAGCCGCCGTCAGGCGATTTCCGAACGCGGCTACGACGCCGAACAGGTCGACGCCGAGATCGCCGCCGACAAGGCACGGTCGGATGCGCTGGGCCTGAGCTTCGGCGCGCCGCCTGTCCAGAAGGAGGGCATCCCCGATGAATGACACCATCGCGCTTCTGACCCGTCGCGCCGACCTGGCCCCGGCCAGCGCCAATCGCGATGACCGAACCGTCGAGGTGATCTGGTCCACCGGCGCGCCTGTGCGCCGCCGCGATATGGCTGGCCAGTATATCGAACGCCTCAGCCTTGCGCCGGAAGCGGTGGACCTTTCGCGCATGCAAGGGGCCAGCGTCCTCGATGCGCACCGCCAATCCGCAGTCCGCGATGTGCTGGGCAGCGTGCAGTCTGCCGCCGTCGATGGTCAGCGCGGCACGGCACTGATCCGCTTTTCCTCGCGCCCCGAGGTTGAACCCCTCTGGCAGGACGTTCTGTCCGGGATCCTGCGGCACGTCTCTGTCGGCTACTTGGTCGAGGAATGGGCCGAGGCCACCGAGAATGGCGCGCGAGTGCTGACCGCCGTGCGCTGGACGCCCCACGAGATTTCCCTTGTCCCCACCCCGGCTGACCCGGGTGCTCGCATCCGCATGGAGACCGACATGACCGAAACGACCATCACCCCTGCCCCGCCCGAGGCGCAGACCCGCGCCGCGATCAACACGGAAATCCGCTCCATCGCCCGCATCGCCGGGCTGGACCAGTCCTGGATCGACGGCCAGATCGACGCCGCCGCCGATGCCGACACCGCCCGGCGTGCCGCCTTCGAAGCGCTGGCCAGCCGCAGCGCGCCGACGATCCGCACCGAACAGGTGCGCGTCGAGATGGGCGATAGCCAAGACGACCCGAGCCTTCGCGCCCGTCAGATGGGCGAGGCCCTCTATGCGCGCATCAACCCGCGCCACGACTTGAGCGAACCCGCCCGCCGCTATGCCTACGCCACACCCGTGGACATGGCCAAGGAACTGCTGACCCTGCGCGGCGAGTCCACGATGGCTCTGTCGCCCGCCAGCCTCGTCACCCGCGCGCTTCACACGACCTCCGATTTCCCGATCATCCTCGGCAACACCGTGGGCCGCGTCCTGCGCGATGCCTACCAGGCTGCGCCCTCGGGCATCCGCCGCCTCGGCCGCCAGACCTCGGCACGGGATTTCCGGGCGGTGAACAAGATCATGCTGGGCGAGGCGCCGCTCTTGGAAGAGCTGAACGAGCATGGCGAGATCAAGGCAGGGACAATGGCGGAGGCCCGCGAGGCTTACAAGATCGAGACCTGGGCGAAGAAGATCGGCATCACCCGGCAGGTGCTGGTGAACGACGACCTGGGGGCTTTCGCGGACCTTGCCCGCCGCATGGGCCAAGGCGCGGCCGAGACTGAAGCCCGGATCCTTGTCACTCTGCTGGAGGCAAACAGCGGCAACGGCCCGACGCTTTCGGACAACAAGGCACTGTTCCATGTCGATCACGGCAACCGCGCGACGACCGGCGCGGTAATCTCGGACGCGACCCTCTCGGCCGCCCGGCTTGCGCTGCGGACGCAGAAGGGCATCGAGGGCAGGGTGATCCGGGTGACGCCCAAGAACCTGCTGGTGCCGCCCGCGTTGGAGACGGTGGCCGAGAAGTGGCTCGCCACCATCGCGCCCGCCACCGCCGCCGATGTGAACCCGTTCTCAGGCGCCATGTCGCTGGTGGTCGAACCGCGCCTGACCAGCGCGACCCGCTGGTATGTCACCGCTGACCCGGGCGAGATCGACGGCCTCGAGTTCGCCTACCTCTCGGGCAACGAGGGGCCCCAGGTGGAAAGCCGCTCTGGATGGGATGTGGACGGCGTGGAAATCCGGGTGATCCTGGACTTCGGCGCAGGCTTCATCGACCACCGCGGCTGGTTCCAGAACGCAGGCGCGTAATGGCCGACATCGCCCAACTCAGCGCCTGGCGCGATGCCCTGATGGCCGCCCGCTATCAGGGCATCCGCACCGTCGAGTACGACGGCAAGCGGGTCACCTATGCGACCGATGCGGAAATGGCGGCGGCGCTGGGCGACCTCAACCGGCAGATCACCAGCACCACGGCGCGGATCGCCGTGGTTCGCATCCAGTCGTCGAAAGGGCTTTGATCAGGCGGCGTGCTCGCCTTCGCGGAAGGCCATGTCGGTGACTTCGCGGAGGCGGGCGCGGTAGTGGTCCAGCGTGCCGACATGGCCCCAAGTCACGTCTTCGGGGCTGTATCCGAAGTGGTCGGCACTGTGCGCCACCAGCCGCCCCATCATCGTGTCGATCTCTGTCTTGGCGGCGATGAAGGCGTCCAGCGCGGTGTCGTTGGTCTTGGGCATGATGGTCCCCGAGCTGGTCGCGATGACATGACGGCTCTGGTTTGCCCGGTGGTCAAGCTCAATCGGATACGGAACGTCCCGCGAACATTTGGCCCACTCCGTGTCGCATAGGTGTTGCACGGAGGAATCGGGGCCGGACGTAAGGGTTTGGAATCTTTGGGGAATGTGTTGCGCGGAGTTGTAACGCAAAAAGCGCCCAGTGGGGCGCTTCGTGTCGACCTAAGTTTTTGATATTGCGTTAGAAAGTCTGGTTGCGGGGGCAGGATTTGAACCTGCGGCCTTCAGGTTATGAGCCCATGGAAAGGCAAAACCGAATAATCAGAAAAACCAGCTACTTACGCGACAAGCCTTTGTTATGGCGTGATTTTCGCTCAGGCAAACACCAGTGTTCACAGGGATTCACATGCAAGACCGGCACGAAGTCCGCAGTCGCGGGTTGATGTGGTGTTGATGTAGCCCCAGCGTCCAACCCACTTGATCATCATCGCGCAGCACCGAATGGTCCATCATTGCCGCAGTTCCCACAGCCAGAGCTCTACCTCTATCCAGCCATACTCGTAATCGCTGAAAAGGCGTTGCCCACCATCTGAAATGCACCCTTCGACAGACGCCAAACCTCCCGCCACCATAGTTCCCATCTGTTTTCGTGAAAGGCCAAGATGTGGAACAATGGATCCTCAGCCGATTTGCAACGGCCCAAATCTCAAGTGCCGCCATATATCAAGCTCTTCACCAATGTCGTTGCGGTAAGGGCCCGGCTTTTCTCGCAGCATCACATCTATCCGATCAGCCAAAGCGCTTGACCGAAGCACTGATTTATTCTCGCCCTCGAACTTCTCTGCAAGATTAACCCGAAAGTCTCTCCCAGGTGAGTTATTTGAGAAGCTCAAGATTGATCTCGCGAATTCAGCCAACTCCTCGGGGGTGCTAGATTGAAGGAAGTGATTCGCGTTTCGACGGGATTGCCCCCCTTTCTGACCCAATGGGTCAGAAAGCACATCGTCAACAATGCGCTTCTCAACTTCAATGTCAGCAATCAAATCGGCAAGTAGTTTGTCGCACGCAACCTCTCGAAGCTTAATCTTATCAGAGTGGTCTATCGGTGTAACCCGAATCGCAACTCTGCTCGCGATTACACGACCAGACCCACTCATAGAAATCGCAAGCCCCCCAAACAGTGCGTGGTGCTGGACAATGTCCTCCCACCTCGCGACGATAACTTTGCTAGAACGAAATGGAAGGCGCACTTTCTCATTGCCAGAACTCTTTATGAGAGGACCTTGACCCCCAATGAGATAGACTGCTTCTTCGAGTGGGATGACCTTACCGGAAGCAATCCGGTCATTCTTGGTGACGAGATCTGGTTTATAAATATGGGTAAACACATACGATGCTTTTTCGATCTCACCTACCATTGCGGGCGATTTTATGGCCAAGAACGACTTCATTAGAATATTTGGATTTGATTGTCGCGGCCGATAAACTACCGCATGGACATTTCCGTCTTCACCAAATGAAAACTTGTCACAAAAGCTCGCCAAATCTGCTAGCCGCTCGGGCTTCAGTTTGAAATGCACGGACACCATTGATGCGTCCGAGTTCAGAGGGCTAGAACTTAGGCGAGTCTCTCGCTGGGCACTAGTGGTGCCATTTTCGACATTAAGTGCACCAACTGCCTGAACAGAATTTTCATTGCTCGCTGCACCTCTTAGTTCGCTGAGAAGCGCGTGATAAACTAATTCGACACTCTTGAGTTCATCATTAGTCAGAGAGCGTACCATATAGGATTTGGAAAGTATCTCCCGTACAAGAGCCGAAGACGCGAAGAATACAAGCTTATGGTATACCTTCTTCCGCGATCCATCAGCTACAGTCGCCATGGTCGCAAATTGGGCAATAGACTGCCAGGAAATGTCCACTTTGTCGAAGAAGTCCGGTATTAGCACCTCGAGACGACCGATCTGGTCATTTACTATTTCCGCCAGTTCTTTCCAAGCCGGGGCATTGTATACGCTCGTGCTGCCTTCCTTTTTTGAGGCGGCCGAAAGAGCACATGCAAGCTTCAGGAAGAGACTGGCCAAGGCTCCACAGTGGACTCCGTGCCAGATGTTCGTCTTGGTGACACTGTGCCTAAAG